CGCCGCATGCGCCCTCACCACCCTCCTAGGCGCATCAACACTCACCTACCCGCCCAAAGACCACAAATGATCACAACACCCATACTGATCGCTGAAACCCTCGCCATCATCATTCTCGCCGTCGCACTCGCCCACGACAACAACCAGTAACCCACACTTAAGGAGCACACACCCCATGGATGAGCCAACCCGCATGTACACCGACCCCAACAGCGGTGCCCGAAAAGAATTGAAACTCTGCAGGCTATCCCTCATCGACCCAGCAGCCTTGCACGCCCTAGGCTCTGTGGCCGGATACGGTGCCACCAAATACGGCGACAACAACTGGACCGGAGGATACCCGTGGAATCACAGTGTCGACGCCCTCTACAGGCACCTACTATCATGGCAGCAAGGCAACAACCTCGACCACGAATCCGGGCTACCCCACCTAGCCCATGCTGCCTGGCACTGCCTCGCACTCCTCGCATACCAGCAACACCACGCCGGCCAAGACACCCGCAACCCATGGAACAAAAGCGACAAGTAATGCCTCTAGCACAATATCCGAAAACCATCAACCATCCAGGCCACATCTCCTACAGTTCACTCACACAGTGGGCCGAATGCGGAGAAAAATGGCGCCTCCAACACGGCTACCACGCCCAACACCACACCTGGTACGCCACCATCGCCGGAAGCGCCATACACCACATCACCGAACAATACGACCTACACCTGTACAACCCCACCGAATACCCTGCACTACCAGACAAACTCTCATCCTTCAAAAACATTTTCGACACCCAAGTCGCCCTCGCCGAATCCGAAGGCGCAGAAATCAAACCCTCCGGCAGAATATGCAAAAACCTGTGCGAAAGCGGCGGGCCACACAAAAAAGACTACGACTGGTGGATGATGTACGGCCAAACCTTCGTCGACCGGTGGAAAAACTGGCGCACAAACAATCCACAATACCACACAGCAGTCCTAGACGGCCAGCCAGGCATCGAATACCCAGTCGAAACTACCCTCCCCGACGGCACCCAGATCGTTGGCTACATCGACCGTATCTTCACCGACACTGACACCGGAGAAACCTTCATCCTCGACCTCAAAACCGGCCGTCTACCAGCAGACAGCATGCAGCTGCACACCTACCGGTACATGCTCAACCAACACGGCAACGATGTGACAAAAGGCATGTTTTGGACACCCGCCAGCAGCCGAAACGACGACAAGTCCCCGACACAAGGCACATCCACCGAACTATACGATCTTGACAACAACACCTACCGGCATGTATCATCCATGTACAGTCAAGCAATGAAAGGAATCAGTCAAGGCATCTTCGTACCCCACGTCACAGCACTCTGTAAAGGATGCCCCGTCAAGGACGCCTGCTGGGCTGTCAACGGGAAAGACGCCTACAGGTACCCGGTAGAATCCACCATCACAGCCCCAACAGAAGAAGACAAGGAGCACCAGTGAACGATAACACCAACAGCACTGATGATCGCATCACCATCACACTCAAATACGGCGGCGACTACGCCGCCCCATGGACCGTCATTAGGGGAGACACCGCCGACCAGGTGAAGAAGGCCATCATCGACCTGCTAGGCGGACTCAAAAACAGCTCGGCGGCAAGGAACTGGGATCTGTCAACACTGATCGCCACAGCATCCATCATCCTCCAAGACCGATACAACCAGGCAGCCAAAGACTACGTAGACAACATTGCCAGTGAAGGAAACACCATCATCATCGACAAAATCAACAATGCAACAAGCAAAGCACAGCTAGCCGACCTTCTCAAACAGTACAAGAAGATCATCACCAGTAACAGTGAAGTGTCCGAGGCGTTCCGCACTAAACGGAACAGTCTCACCCGATAAAAACCGACACAAACCAACACAACAGTAAAGGAAACAACAATGGGACTCGCCAACTACCGCAACAACAACAGCAACAGCACCTTCTTCAACCCCTCCCGAAACCAAGACGCCACCGCCATCGCCTTCAAAGTGCACGACGTAGAACACAACACCGAAGGCTACGGCGGACAGACCGCAGACCGCATCTACGCTGATGTCACAATCTTCCACACCCTAGACGATCTCAACAACGGCACCCCAGAAACCATCCCCAACGCTATTATTGAGAAAGCACGCGGCAACAACGACCGCCCACACTCCATGATCCGCGACCTAGAAGCATACCTTGGCGAAGAGCAGGCCTTCAAACTCGCCACCGTGCGCACCAAAAACGGGTTCAACGCGGTCGTGCTCAAACCATTAGACGACGCCATCTACGATAAGGTTGCCGAATACGTAGACAAGCGCGATAACGGCCAGCTAGACGACACCACAGCCTCAACTGATGCTGACATCGATATCGACTCCATCTGACCACCAAAACATCATCCAACCGACAGATAGATAAAGGCTCCGATGCTCTCTCTCCAAAGATCCTTCGAGAGAGCCTCCCAAACCGCAGCCGAGCTGCCCCGCATACCACAACTAGAACCCCTCTACCGCAACCAGGACATGCACATCCACAAAGGGGATCTCGTCATGATCGCGGGGCGCTCCGGCAGCCAAAAATCCGGGCTAGCCATGTTCATCACAGCGATGCTCAACCAGCCCGCCCTCTACATATCAGGGGACATGACACCCTGGGAGGCCTCCACACGAATCATCTCACTCAACACCCAACACACCACCACACAGATACAACACAACATCGACGACTACGGGCCAGAATACTATCGAGACAGCATCCACCACGGCGCGCACATCACATTCTCCTTCCAGTCACCCATCACCTGGACCGACATCACCATGGAATTACAAGCCTACATGGAAATGTGGAACACCTTCCCACCCATCATCGTCATCGACAACCTGATGGACATCCAAGACTGCGAATCCGACTACCAAGCCCAGCAAGAAGCCATGCAATGGATCACAGCCCTCGGCCGCGATACTGGCTCCACCATCATCATCACACACCACGCAACCGACAAAACCGGAACCGACATCGAACACCCGCCAGCACGGCGAGAAATCAAAAACGGACTCTCAGAAAAACCACAACTCATCCTCGGAGTCTCATTGTATGGTGGCGAAGACAACGGCAACGGCCTATCGATACCAGCCGAGGCACGCATCGCCGTCCTCAAACAGCGCACCGGGCGATCCAGCCCCGACGGAACCCGATACGAACGACTGCGAGCCTACCCCGAATACACATTCTTCGGGCCACTCGCCGAAAAACAGCCATGGAACATGACCCCAACACACAAAGGACTATCATGTCAACACAACAGGCACGCAACCGCCGAGCCGGAGCCGAATGGGAAACACGACTCCTCCACCAACTACGCGACACCGGCCATGATATAGAACGACTCCACCTCAACGGTAAAGAAGACGAAGGCGACCTCATCCTCACAACCAGCCACAAAACCTATGTGATCGAAGCCAAAGCCGGACAGCCACACCTAGCCGAATTCGTGAAACAAGCCAGCCGGGAGGCACGCAACTACGAAACACACCGAAACAAACAAAACAATTCCACCATCGGACTCGTAGTGATGAAACAACGCAACAAGCCATGGAGCGAAGCCTATGTGGTATCAACCCTCAACGAGCTCCTCCCACACCTCTGACACCCGCCGCCTCCTCGACGCCCACCTGATACGCTACAACCCGTCCAGGAACGAGCAACACATCCTCTGCCCGTTCCACGACGACCACCAGCCCTCCATGAGCATCAACCTCGACAAGGGCGTCTGGTACTGCCACACATGCGGTGTCGGAGGCGGACTCGCCCAACTGAAACAACGACTCGAGAAAGAAAACCCGAATGTACGACAGCATACAACCCTACAACATTGCGGAACGCCGCCGAATCCAGAAAGCCTCGGCCCTCTACGAAACCCACCTAGAAAACATACTCGACCTGCTCTCAGCAAGAGGCATCAGCGAAGAAACAGCCCGCTACCACCACCTTGGATACATCGACAATGACCCCATACCCGGCCACGAAAACTACAACCAGTGCATCACCATCCCATACATGTACCCCGTTTGGGGCGGCCCAGCCGAAATAAGAAAAATGCGTTTCCGCTGCTCACTCCCGCACGACTGCAAAACCCACAACCACCCCAAATACCTAACCCCAGCCGGAGACACAGGCTCCATCTACAACATGGCCGCCATGGCCAACCCGGCAGCCGAAATGCACATTTGCGAAGGCGAATTCGACTCCATGATCCTCGAACAATGCGGATGGTCGGCCGTAGCCCTACCCGGCGCAACCTCGTGGCAAAACTTTTGGACCAAATTCTTCGAAGGCTACGACAACATCTACATCTGGTCCGACCCCGACAAAGCGGGCCACCAGATGGCCCAAACCCTCCAAGCAGCACTCCCCCAAGCCATACACGTGCCCCTCACCCTGGGGGATGTCACAGACACCTACCTGAAAACCGGCAAAACAGGGTTGACACAAGCCCTCAACACAGTGCTACAATAAAACCACACAAAGCAAACATCACCTCAAGAAAGGTACACTAAAGCATCATGGATCCCCTCGACACCTGCCCCATCCCCGGCCGCCGCTACACCTCTAAGGCCGCCAGGAGGCGCATCCGCCTCGCCATCTGTGCAGAAAAATGGGCCGATGGTGAAGACCCACTCCGAATCATGCACACCTGGGGCACCACCTATGATGGGATGCGATCCATGATCCGCGCCAACCCCGACATCAGGCTACCCGACGACATGGCCAAACGGTTACACAAAGTATGCCGGGAAGCCTACCCCAAAAACCAGCCCAACAGGCACCGAAGCGGATGGGACCAATACGAAAAAGACTACTACACCGAAGAAATACTCTTCCTCGACCAGTTCAACGTGCCAGCCATCGACATGCTCCGCAGGCTCGACGTCTCATGGACAATGTGGAAACACATCATCAACGAGCAGCACCTGACACGTTTACAGCAGGAGACCGACAACGCCTGCCAGTGGGCGAACCTGCGAAAGCAGCACCCCGATAAGACTGATCAGGAAATCACTCAGATGATGTACAGTAACCAAGTGACGTTCAGCAAGGTGATGAAAACCATACCCGCATAAACATCCATGACACCTGCATAGTATTTGCACACTCTTTCACACGTAGGAGACATGATGGTTACTAAAACCCAACACGTGATCGACATGCACGGGGACAACAACAACGATGAGTTTCCCGAGCACCTACAAGACGTCATATGCGGCCGTGCCATCATCCACAATGCCGGCGAAGTCTCATGGTGTACACGCAAACCAGGACACGACGGCGACTGCCGCACAGGATTGCAGCCCACCACACAACCCCTAGGACATCATGGCCACCAAAACTGAAACCCTCATCCAACGCTACGGCAACAAAGCTGCAGACGTCCTCGCCGACAGGTCTATACCCGCCACACAACTAGCCCAAATGCTCACCCAAGCCGGATACCCCATCTCCGCCACCGTTATTAAAGACTACCGCCGCAAACAAGCCAACACCACCCAGCAACAAGAAGAGGATACCCGATGATAGACAACATAGACCGGCTCCTCACACAGCTAGCCAACCACGACAACGCCATCGACACCATCGACGACAATCTAGCCAATGGTACTGTACGCCGCACACGCATCTCCGAATGGACACTCCCCAACGGAGAAACAGGCCGCTCAGTCCAAAAAATCATCGACCACCAACCCGCAACCGACCCCTACCCTATAGACGAACTCGTCAACAAACTAGCCGACTGGCAGCCACCCAAACCCGAACAAGACACCCACACCAGTAGCAGCAATACGGCCTTCGTCATCGGGGCAGGCGACTTCCAAATCGGCAAAGGCATCCCCGAAGGAGAAACAGCACACTTCGCCGACGACTATTTGCACTCCCTCACAGCAGCAAAACACTACTGGCAGCAAGCAGGACAGCCGCAACGAGTCCACATCGCATTCCTCGGCGACATGATCGAAGGATACGTGTCACAAGGCGGCAACAACGCCTGGCGCACACAAACACCATTCTTCAGGAGCAAGCATGAACACACCCAACAACATTGAGCTACACAGCTACGAAACGTTCTTCACCAGCCTAGCCTGGATCCAAGGCGGCATCATCACATGGATGTACGCCACCGGCACCCCACACAAGGCAGCCCTCGCCATCATCGCCGCATGCGCCCTCACCACCCTCCTAGGCGCATCAACACTCACCTACCCGCCCAAAGACCACAAATGATCACAACACCCATACTGATCGCTGAAACCCTCGCCATCATCATTCTCGCCGTCGCAC